CATTTTTGCACGCGTCTGAAAAAAATCGATGACGGTCGGCTCACGGAACTCCCGCCTCCAACGCGAGGCGACGGCGGAGCTCGAGGGCAAGCGCAAGCGAATTCTGCCGTGGGAGCGCAAAGGGCTGTCGCGCGTCGCGAGGGTGATCGCATTCCTCGAGTTTTTACCGATCACCAAAGGCATCCTCATCGGGAAAAAGATGCGGCTGTTGCCGAACCAACGGCGCTTCATCGAGCGCGTCTATGGTGCGACTGATGTGCGGATTGCGGTGCGGTCCGAGCCGAGAGGGAACGGCAAGACCGGGCTGGTGTCGGGACTTGCGCTTTGCCATTTGCTCGGGCCCGAGGCCGAGGAGCGCGGCGAGTGTTATTCGGCCGCGGTGAATCGGCTGCAGTCGAGCCTGATGCATGGCGAGATGGCGGCGATCATCGAGCGGATCCCCGAATTTGCCTCACGCTGCAACATCCGGCGCGGTGGGCAACGGCGGTGCATCGAGGTGATCTCCGGCCAGGGTATCGGCTCGACCTACGAGGCGCTCGCTGCCGATGCGCGGCGCGGGCATGGTCTGGCGCCGTCGTTCTGGGCTTATGATGAGCTCGCACAGACGCGCGACCGCAAGCTTTACGACGCACTGCAAACCGGCATGGGCAAGCGCAAGCGCGCGCTCGGCATTGTGCTGTCGACGCAGGCCGAGGACGATGAGCATCCGCTGTCGCAACTGATCGACGACGGGATTGCCGGGATTGATTCCTCGATCGTGGTCGACCTGACATGTGCGCCGAGCGATGCCGACGTGTTCGACGAGGCGGTGATCCGCGCGTGCAATCCGGCGCTCGGGGTGTTCCTCGACGCCGGCACGCTGATGAAGGAGGCGCGCCAGGCGCGCCGAATGCCCTCGAGCGAGAGTGCATTTCGCAACCTGCGCTGCAATCAGCGGATCACCTCGGCGCCGGATCTGCTCGCGACGCCGAGCGTATGGGCACAGGGCGACGCGCCGATCGCGCATGAGATCTTCCGCGACGGCCGCCCGGTACATGCTGGGCTCGATCTGTCGGCGCGGCTCGATCTGACCGCCATGGTGCTCGCCGCGCAGGACGACGGCGGCGTGATCCACCTGATGCCGTTCGCCTGGACGCCCGAAAAGACGATCACCACGCGCATGCAGCGCGACGCGGCGCCATACGATGCGTGGATCAGGGCCGGTGCACTGCTCGCGACGCCGGGGCTGGCGATCGACTACGACTATGTGCTCGGCGACATCGCGACGGCGATCGAGGGGATGAACGTCGTCGAGGTCGCGTTCGATCAGTGGAACATCAACGCGCTGCGCACTGCGATGGTGCGGGTCGGCGTGACGCTGCCGCTAGTGCCGTTCATCCAGGGCTACAAGAGTTTCACGCCGGCAATCTCTGCATTCGAGGTGGAATGCACCGAGGGGCGCATTCGCCACGGCGCGCATCCGGTGCTGCGCTGGTGCATCGCGAACACCATGCTGGTACGCGGTCCGGCCGGCACGCCGCAACAGAACCGCAAGCCTGAGAAACGCCGCATCAACGGCCGGATCGATCTTGCGGTCGCGGCACTGATGGCGGTCGGATCGATGAAGGTCACCGCCGAGCCGGCGATCGAGCCGGCGGCGCTGATCGCGTGAAGTTCCACAGAGGGAGGACTGTACCATGAAGAAGTTTTTGCTGACGGCGGCCGTGTTGGGCGCGCTCGTCAGCCCGGCCTATGCTGACACCATCGAACTCGGGGGTCAGACCTGGACTATCGGCGGCACCATCCTGACACTGGGTGGATCGCCGGGCGGCGGTCAAACGACCAATGTTCCCTGCATCATCTGCGGGGCAAACCAACCGAACCAAACCAACGTCGCGGCCGGATTTGGCTACACCGACTTTGGCAACACCGGCAATCAGACCAATGTTGCCTATTTTTCGTCCGGCATCCTCAGGGATCTGGTGCTGCCGCAGGATACGATCTCGGGGACCAACTACACCGGACAGCAATTGGCCAACCTGCTGAACTTTCTGGGTGATACGAGCCTGTCGTTCAGCATTGGAATCGATGTCAACGACACCAATGTTGCGCAGACGCTGGAGAGCTTTTTCTTCCTCGACCTGACCTCGCACACGATCGTGGCGGCGTTCTCGCCGGGACTTGGCGGCGTACTGATTCCCGATACCGCCAATGGTACCGGCCATCCTGACTACACGCTCAACGGGCTGTCGCTTGCTGGACTGGATCTCACTCACGAATACGCCTTCTTCGCTCGCATCAGTGGTGCGAACGACGGGCCGGACTCGTTCTTCATCGTGCCCGCAGCCGTTCCCGGTCCGATCGTGGGGGCAGGCATTCCCGGTCTCATCGCCGCTTGTGTTGGTTTGTTCGGACTGGCTCGCCGGCGTCGGCAAAACCGCTAAACCGGAAATATCAGATGCACTATCAACAACGCTCGGCACCGCCGCCCGGCGGTGAGCCGGATACGTTTGTGCTGTCTGATGGCACGATCGACCGCATGGGCGATGTCGTCGATCCGGCCGGCTGGCAGCTCGAGCGGATAAAGAGTGATCCCGTGGTGCTGTTCAACCACGATCGCGATCAAATCGTGGGACGCTGGACTGATGTCCGCGTCAAGGACGGCAAGCTGCTCGGCAAGATCGTGTGGGCGAAATCGGACAAATGGCCGATGGCGCAGTACATCCGCGATCTGGTGCGCGAGGGGATCTTGCGCACCGTGTCGGTCGGTTTTCGTTCGCTGGAAAAACAGCCGCTGACGAAAGACGCCAGCGAGCATTTCGGCCCGTTTCGTTTCACAAAATCTGAGCTGTTGGAATGTTCGCTGGTCAGCATACCGGCGAACCCGAATGCCTTGGCCGTGGCCAAGGATCTACCGCGCGACCTGATCGCCGAGATCTTCCGCAAGCCTGCAACCGAAGATCTCGCCCGATCAACCGCGGCTCATGGCAAGCCCGCCGCACAATCCCTCGAAACCAAAAAGGTTTCGACCATGACCACCACGTCCACCGTCGCTGCAAAGATTCTCGGCGCACAAGACAATCTCAAGGTTTTGCGCGCTGCGCTCGCTGAACTCTCGGGCAAGGATGAAATGAGCCAGGATGATTCCGAGCGTTACACCGAACTGCCGAAACAGATTGACGCCGCGAAAACCGAACTCGAAAAGCACCTCGCGGCCGAACGCGCCATGATGGATGATATCGCGCAAAACCGGGCCGCGTCGCCGCCGCAGGAACTCACCTATCCGACGACGCAGGAGGAAACCAAGCCGGCAATGACGCTGCCGGCGGTGTCGACGACGCGCGTGTTTGCCGCGCCGAGAAAGAAACTCGAATACCCGGATCTGCTGCTGCGCTCATTGGCGTGTTGGACGCAGGCCGAAGCCTCGCACGAGCGCAATCTCAACAAATCGCTGCGCGATATGTATCGCGGCGACGAGCTCACCGGGCAAGTGCTGCGCGCGGTGACCAACCCGGCGGCGACCGGGACCGCGACATGGGCGGCCGAGCTCACCGACACGCTGACCACCGGTTTTCTCGATCGGCTGATTCCAACCAGCATCTACTCTCAGCTTTCGGCATTGGGCGTGAAATATTCGTTCGGCAGTGCCAACCAACTCAAGATTCCGGTGCGCGCGGGCGTAGCACCGGGTGCGGTTGGTTCATTGGCGGGCGCGTGGGTTGGCGAAGGCGCGGCAAAACCAGTGAGGCGGGCGAGCTTCAGCACTGTGCCACTGGTGCCAAACAAGCTCGCCGTCATCAGCACTTTTACCGAAGAGATGGCCACATACAGCCCATACGCCATCGAGAGCATCATTCGCCAGGGCATGGCCGACGATACCTCGATTGCGCTCGATACCTACCTCATCGACAACGTCGCTTCGTCGGCAACTCGGCCGGCTGGTTTGCTGAACGCGGCGGCATGGGGAACGGCAACGATCACGCCATCGGCAGCAACGCCCGCGACCGCAGCGATGGTCGCCGATCTCAAGGCGTTGGTGGCGGCACTCACGGCGCAGAACGGTGGGCGCAAGGTTGCCATTCTGATGAACCCGGCGCAAGGCATGGCGCTCGGGTTTGCCCAAACCACGACCGGCGATTTCTTATTCCAAAGCCGCGAGCAGGCCGGGAGCAAGTTCGGTGCCTCGTTTATCGTGTCGAACACGGTGCCGGCCGCCCGCGTGATCGGGATCGACGCCGAGGACTTCGCCAGCGCAACCGGCGACGTGCCCAAGTTTGCGGTATCGACCGACGCGACGCTGCACGAGGAAGATACGACGCCGCTGGCGCTCGGCACTGTCGGATCGCCGAACGTTGTAGCGGCGCCGATGAGGAGCTTATTCCAGACCGATGCAGTCGCGGTCAGAATGACTCTGTACGTCGCTTGGGCAATGCGGCGACAGGCGATGGTGCAAACCATCTCTCCGGTGATCTGGTAGGAGGAAACCAATGGCTGACGAAACGAAACGGATCGACGTGATCATGGGGCCGTATCGCGGCAACCTGCTCACGGTATCGACCGCCGATGCCGATGCTGCCGTAAATGCTCACTGGGCGCGCGACCCGCACTCCGGCGAGGAATACGGCAAGGGCCACGATCCGCTGTCCGACGAGGAACGCGCGACAGCGCTCGAGGCGGCGACCACCTGGGCCAAGGCGCAATGGGCGGGAGGCACGCAGGAACCGCCGCCGGAAGGCGGTGAGGGTACGACGCCGGCTAGTGTCAAGCGTGACATGGAGGCCGACAAGCCGGCGGGCGGCTATCGGACGCGCTCACGCTAATGTTCGGCGCTCTGACGCAATCTCTGGCGCGGCTGATCACGCCGCGCCAGAAGGCTAATCCGGCCGGTGAGGGGAATTACCATCCCGGGCCCTATACCGTGTCGGGCGGCGTTCTGCCGGCGGCGTGGGGGCAATATCTCAATTTCTGGCAGATGGATTACGACCCGGTTGCCGCGCCGGGATCGTCGATCGTCGAGGCATGCGTGTGGGCCTATGTGCGGGCGATCGCGCAATTGCCCGGCTATCACCGCGTCGAGCAAGAGAACGGCGGCACCGAGACGATCACGACGTCGGCGCTGGCGCGGTTGCTGCGTGCGCCAAACCCATATCAGACGCCGAGCGATTTCCTGGTGCATCTGATCCGCTCGTTGCTGCTCAACGGCAACAGCTACTGGATCGCGCAGCGCAACGACCGTGCCGAGGTGACGGCACTGCACTGGACCGATCCGCGCGCGTGCCGTGTGCGTGAGGTGACGGTAAGCGGCCAGGCATTCAGCGAGGTGTTCTACGAGATCGGCATCAATCCGCTATTTCAGGTCGACAGCATTCTCGGCCGCACCAATCTGGTCGTGCCGGCGCGCGACGTGCTGCACATCAAGCTCGACACCCGCCGCAACCCGCTGATCGGCGAGACCTGGCTGTCGGCGCTCGCGCCGGAAATGGCCACGCGCAGCGCCATCCACGGCGCTGCCTCGACGTTCTCCAACAACATGAGCCGGCCGAGCGGCGTGCTGACGACCGACCTGCAGATCAAGCA